GTAGTCACACACAATGCACTTGTGTATGCCATTCAGCTAAAAAGCTGAGAGGGCATTTCACCCAGACTGCATACCCTACACGCTCTTTTATCCGGGCTTACCAGATAACTGCCTGTGCATTGTCGCAAATTGTTCCCCGGCGGTTTAAACCGAGAATTCCCTTTTATAGCGGGGAAGCTGGTGCCTACACCATAGCGGGGGCTATTTCTACAAATCACCCAAAAATTGTACTCGGTATGAACGGAGTGTCCGGGAGGCAGTCAAGCCGCTCCCCTCTATTTCTCCTTAGTTCCCATCCAAGCCGCCCCAGCGGGCAACCAAGCAAGGCGGGAACTATTAACTGTGATTAGCTTACCATACATTGTATGCACCCGTCAAGCAGGATATTCATACAATTTTTAAAAATTTTGTGTGTGGGTTTTCAGCCCACTTGACGCTTAACGTTCAACGGCTGGCGGTCTACACTGCCTGACAGACTGTAACCTACTCACCCGCTTCTACTGCCTGCACCATGGTACCCGTCAGGTATGCCGCTGGGATTTGTTCTTGTAGTACGTTGTCTGAAACTGATGTATTCGCTTGCCTTGACTTAATACTACTACGGGCGTCACAACCTTTAAACCGTCATATTCAGCCGTTTTGGGCAGTTTTTACGGTAAAACCTTCGATTATCTCCGTTTATCTCACTGTATCGCAGTTTTTCATCTTTTTGTAGTAGATTATGCGATTGTTTCACACTACATTGTTTCACATGTGTGAAATGCTTCACAAACTACATGCGTGTATTTAATAGAAGAAAGTCGTTTCGGCGGTTTCTGGCGGCGTCTTTAATGCAAGAATCGTGCCAACTTTTGTGGTGAATGTGGACGTTATTATTGTACTATAATGTGTATGCTATTTTAATATAGTGATTTAAGCACAAATAGTGTAATTTTACACCTACAATTCAAAAAGGCGTATGTATGCCAGAATGACGTATTTGGCGTATGCAGGCTTTTAATTTTTCAGATACTACGATACCCGGCGGCAATGGTGTACAATGGCGGGCAAATGTGGGCTTCTGGTGATTTTGGCATTCTGGCGGCTGATGGTGTATATTTACACTTTTTGTGTCATTCCCTAGTTCCCAACAAGGCAGGGTGTAACCAGACTGGTGACATGTATTGTAACTGATTACATTACAGGTGGGAGCAGGGTGGGTGGGTATAGGGGTAGGGGTATGCCCCGGTCTGGCTCAAAACTTGAGTCCCTAATCGTACTACGGGCGGGAACTGTGCGGGGGAAACCTTAAAACCCCCTTGGTGTTGTCCCCTAAAAAACACTTTACTACACCCATGCACATGAAGTATAATACAGATATATAAAAATAAAAAACTACAAATAATTGCAAAGGAGGTATACTCCATGCTTACCAGTATGCTTGAACAATCGAATGCCCTAGCAGACTACTCACTACCCCAAAAAACAATCCTTATGACACTGGCTGGTAGGTTCCAGTCCCAGACAGATTACTTATTTCTAAACCCGGAGGAACTACAACAAGAAACTTCCCTAGGTTCCATTGAACAGTGGTATGCTCTACTAAACTTGCAGGAAACTAAGAACTACATTAAAGGGCAGATGGCGTTCTTGAGTCAAATCGCACAGCGTAAAACGTTTAAGGAACTAGTGGAAATGGCGTTGGATGGTAACCATCAAGCCGCAAAACAAGTACAGGAGTTAAGTGGCGTCCTTAACCAGCAGGATTCCAATAGAGTCGTAGTGTTGCATAGAATCCCAAGACCAGAACAGGGGGTACAATGATGTGGATTAGTAAAAAGAAATTTAAATATTTACAAGCGTTGATTTTGGCTAATTCAGCTATGCTTACTGCATTGACACAACAACTTGATAATGAAGGTAAGTTGAATGGTGATAAAGTAATGAAGTTATATGAAGAAGGAATGAATGAATTAAAAGAAATGATTAAATAGGAGGTAAATTAAAATGAATCCAGAAGAATTACAACAAATGACACAAGGGGCACCAGAAATGACCCCGGAACAAATGCAATTACAGGAACAGCAAGACCAGCAATTAGCACAGGCAGGGGTAGACCCAGAGCAAAATCCAGAAGCGGCTAATCAAGCCATGCAAGGTCAACAAGGACAACCAACTGTTATGAGTCCAGACCAATTCGCAGGACAAGGTTTTGAAATGGGTGGTGAACCACAAGAACCTCAGGAACCAGACGCACAATCCATGTTAAATGAAGTCATCTTGCAGTACATGGATTTCGCCATTGGAATTAAGAATGATAAGGAACTAGACCAACAAGTTAAGAGTAAAATCATGGCTGAACAGGCTGGTGCCATATCTTCCCTAGTTCAGTTGTTGAATAACAGTGGCGAAATGGAAATGGCGAAAATGCGTCATGAAATGGATTTGAAATATCAAGAACATGAAATGGATATGCAAATTAAACAGCAGGAATTGGAAATGAAGAAACAGGAAGCAGAATTGAAACTTCATTTGCAAGCACAACAAGGGCAACAAAAAATACAACAACAAGAGCAACAACATCAGACTAAATTAGTCCAAGGGCAAGAAAGCCATGAAACCAAGTTACAGCAACAGAAACAAGCCGCACAATCAAAACAGAGTAGTAACCCTAGTAGCAACTAAACATGTCTACTTGCTATAACTGCAAAGTTGGTGAAATGGTATCTCCTCCAGACCAACATCCTGCATACCTACAATGCAATTCCTGTATGGCGATTGAGTTAACATACAACCCACAGGATTACCAAGAGGAAATGCACACAGTTAAGACAGGACAAGAGGATGATACTGACATTATAGCTGTATTCGGTGGATACGGTTCTGGTAAATCTAAAGCAACCTTAGAGGAATTTCTTCTAAGGGCTTTAGAGAATCCAAGAGGTAGCGGTCTGTTTGCGGCACAGACTTTGGGACAGTTGAAAAAGACAACTTTAAAGACATGGTTTGAAGAAGTATGTCCTCCTCCCCTCATTGAAAGCTATAATAAAACTGACGGAATTATCAAACTAGTCAATGGGTTTACTATCTTTATTGTAGCAACGGACGAAGAACAAAAAATACGTTCCTTAAACTTAGGATTGGCACACGTGGAGGAGATTTCTGGTATCAAGAAATCCATCTACACACAGATTCAATCCCGTATGCGTGACCCATTCACACGTAACAAGGCAATCATTGTTTGTTCTAACCCGGCTAACACATGGATTAAGGATGTGTTCGTTGACAATGAAGCACGTAAAGACCCAAAACATCCACAGCACAGCGAATATAACCGCTTCATGCGTACATTTGTCTGGAGAACTGAACTGAATAAGTACTTACCAGCCAACTTTATTGAAATGAACACCATTGGTAAGCCAGAATGGTACAGAAAGAAATACTTTGAAGGTTCTTTTGAATACAATAGCGGTATGGTATATCCAGAAATAGCAGATACATTTATTGACCCATACCCAGTTACAAAAGATACTGACGAATATGGTATACCTAAAGACTGGGAACGTATGGTAGCCATGGACTATGGTTTACGTAACCCTACAGCTGTTCCATTTGGTGCCATCAATCCTAAAACTGGTGAAGTAGTTATTTTCAATGAGTATTATGTAGCTGAAAAAACACTACCTTATCACGCTAATAAACTAAAACCTTTGATTGATAAGATTCCCTCAGGTCTTCTCAGGTTTTTAGTGGCTGACCCTGCCATCAAGAACAGGATGAATGACGTTATCTCCGGGAAAAACATACAATCTCACTTTATGGAGTACGGCATATTCTGGGCACTTGGTAATAACAACTTAGAATACGGACTGGCTAAAGTAAACTCCTACATCGAAGCTGGCAAACTGAAAATCTACAAGACCTGTGTAAACCTAATCAAAGAACTCTTGCAGTACACATATCCAGAAGTGGACATAGACAATGCAGACGAAAATCTGGATGAAAAACCAGAGAAGAAAAATGACCACTTGTGTGACGCATTGAGATACATGATTGCGAGATTACCAGATGACCCAGAACATTTAAAATTGTCATCTTATAATCCACCAAAATCGTATGCAGGATATGGAAACTATGATACAATTGAGTATGACGATGAACTTCCAGAGAAATTTGAGGATTATCTAGCCTATTATTAGGAGAAAAGGGGAGATTTTAATGAGTAATGTGAGAATTACACAAGACCAGATTAACGATATCTTAGCCAATTCAGAGAAAAAAGTTTTTAAATTTTTTGACAAGACTACATTAGTTGTAGTTAAACTGCCTAATGGATTTGTAATCTCTGAATCTTCCAGCTGTGTAGACCCGGCTAACTTTGATGAAGTCATTGGATATGAAATCTGTATGGACAGAATCGAAAATAAAATCTGGGAATTAGAAGGGTACGCCTTACAAAAGAAGGTGCATGAGAATGGCAGTCGCTAAGAAATACAATTACCGTATTCAGTACATCGACAATACCTATCAAATCGTAGATTGGACAAAGGCTGAATTAAAATCAGTCAGTATTGCCATGGCGAATGAAGTCCCTGCTATATTGGTGGGTGAGGACGTATTCCGCACTACAGATATCCGGGCTATTGTATATCTTCCTCCAGTTCCAGTACCTACCGAAGCTGAAATAAAGGCAGAACAGGAGAAACAAGCAAAAGAAGAATGGGATTTTGTGGACGCTCAAACAAAGAAATGGCTGAAAGAGCAAGGTATTTTACCAACAACGGGAGGTGCTAACGAATGAATCCAGAAGAATTAGCCACTTTAATGCAACAGGGTGGAGGAGAAAAACCGCCATTGGGTAATGAAGGTGGGGAAATGCCAAATACCGAAACCGAGCAGGAAGAAGAACGTGAGGACATTAACCAGCCTGACAAAATGAGTGCAGAAGACCAGCGTAAGTTAATTAATAAAGCTGAACGCCGTTACTACAATGCGTCACAAGGAATGTCTGAACATCATAAAATGTGGGCAATGATTGACATGTTTGACAGAGGACGCCAATGGGATAGCGTACAGTTACCTGTATGGTTACCAAAGCCAGTCACCAACTTAATTCGGTACGTTCGTACAACTAAGCGGGCAAACTTAGCACAGAACGTACCGCAAGCTGACTTCATTCCAATGACACCAATTGATGCTCCATTAGTTCGTGCCATCCAAAAAGCATATGACCATGTATGGGATGAACAAAAAGTTCCTATGATGGTACGCCGTTGCATGGATAGGGCTTTACTGCATGGTACTTCTATAGCATATGTGTATGCAGAGGAAAACATTCGTGGTAAATACTTCGGTGAGAAAAATCCAAACAACATGATGTATCGCTATGACATAAAAGTAAAGCGGTTAAACAATGCACGATTTTACATTGACCCAACTGCTTATTGTTTGAATGAAGCAAAATACATGACGATTACTGAACCGCTAAGTTTCAGTGATGTTAAAAATAACCCAATGTTCCGGGAGTATGCAGGAGAAAAATTGACCAAGCTGGAGTGGGCTGACCTACAAAGAGATAGCGAAGCGAACGGTGATATATTTGACCGTCCTACTACAAAGTCAGACATGTCTTTACAGGAGGAACTAGGGGATGAAATGGTTACAGTTCATATTCACTGGGAAAGATACCGTAATAAAGACGGTGCATGGCAAGTGGATGTCTCTTATTTCATGTGGAACACTGATTTCTTGTTATATCGTATTGAGGATTTTAAACCATCAATCTATCCATTTGCTGTCCTCTATGATGAAGAAGAAGATTTGTCTTTCTGGGGAACATCAACAGCAATGGACATGTTGGAAAACCAGAAGATTATCAATAAAACTGCACAAGCGGCTAGTATTATTGGAACCCTACATCAAAATCCGCAACGAGTCGTTTTACGTGAAAGTGGAATCAATGCGGCAGAAATGTCACGTACAGGAACGCTTGCTGGGAAAGTATGGACTTCAAACGTACCTAATGCTGTCGAGACATTACAACCACCAGACATTCCAAAAGGATTGTTTGACATCGAAGACAGAATGAAACTGGACATCAAAGACATGGCTGGTATCACTGAATCCTACACCGGGGAATCTGTAGGAAGTTTGACAACCTCAACTGGGGTTGATTCATTGATTGAACGTTCTACAATTCGTGACCGAGATAAAGCACTACAGATTGACCAGTTTGTAGAAGACTTGTCGAATATCATTGTACAGTTCATTCTTGTATACTGGCAGGAAGAACGTCCATTGATGACACGTGCCCAGAATGGTTCAGCCAGCTTTGAGACTTGGAAACCAGTGAACAAGGAAGCTATTGAAAACTTAGAATGGCGTGTTCGTTCTGATGTGTACGCAAAGGCTCCTATTACTGCGGCAAGTAAATCCCAGCAAGCTGATAACCTCATGCAAATGCAAGGGCAATTCCAGTTTGACCCTCCATGTATTACAGTGGAAGAATGGATTGAAATGAAAGACTTCCCTAATAAGGAAGACATTCTGGCACGTATGCAACAAGACCGGGCTAATAAGAAGCAACAGGACGCTCAAGCGTTACAAGGTCAGGTCATGGCTATTGTTGGTCAAGCAAGTCAGCTAAGAAAGCAGGGGGCTACAGAGGAGCAAGTACAACAGCAAATCAGCCCAATGATTCAGCAGATGATTCAAGCTACATTTACTTCTGGTCAGAATCAAGGTTCTGCTGGGCAGATGTTGAACCAAGGTGCTTTGGCTCCACAAGGAACTACATCACCAACTGCAATGGGAAACATGACAAGAGGATAATTGTATGTTATAATGAAAACGTGCAGAATTCAGATGTTGGAGGATATCTCCCCCAAAGAGCCTACTTAACGGTAGGCTCTCTTTTTATGTCCAAACATCCACTTAATTCCCATTGGTGTACTTGAATCCATGGCAAGATGTAGTAGGTATCCTCCAGCAAAGAGAATACACCATTTCCATGAATACCAAATACCTATTGGGGCTGAAAATAATAACAAACCGCAAATACTGTGAGTGAAACCACGATGACGAAAAACCAGCCAAAGAGGAATGAACTTTCCAATAGTGGACTGGCGTATATCGCAATCTGGAAAGACAGAACCAATAATAAAAGGAATAGGGTTAAGAAAAACATCTTCAACACCAACTTGTATAAGAATCCACACAATTAAAGCAAACCCCCAATGTATTCGTCCAGAGAAAGCACACACCCCCTTTAAATTTTCCCTAGTTCTATTATCCCCTAGTTCCACTACAAAATACATGATAAAAAACATACATATTTAGTAATTATATGTAGACAAGTGGACGAACGTTCTGTTATATTAAATATAGAAACTTTCGCCATTCTGGAGCGGAAACCAGAAACTTACAATCTATAATTTCGCAGACCCATGCGTAAAAAGGGAAAGGGGTAGTAACCATGCCAGAAGAAAATTTAGATAACCTAGAACAAAACCTTGATGACGATTTGACAGGTTCAGAGGGAGAAAATGAACTTATTGCCGCAATCAAAGCGTTAAACGAACAGAAAGATTCAGAGGATGATATTGTCAAAGAAGACGATGACATTGAGGAAGAAGTCGATGAAGATGAAGACCTTGATGAAGCCGATGATGAAGAACTTGAGGATGACGCTGACGATGACAATGAGGAAGTTGAAACTCCTCCAGCCACAGACAAAAAGAAGCAGTCAAAAGAGGAAAACGCTAAGTTTGCTAAAGAACGTAGAGAGCGTGAATTTAACGAGCGTCTACAAAAAGAGATTGCTAAATTAAGAGAACAATCTCCAGAGTTCCAGCTTGCTAAACGTTTAGCTGACATGACTGGCAAACCTATTGAGCAAATCCAGAGGGAAATGGATGAAGCCGCTTTACAGGAAGAATCCAAGAAGACTGGTAACTCAGTAGAAGTTCTGAGGGCACAACGAGAGTTAAAACAACAGAATCAAGACCTTGAACGTCAAATCAATCAAATTCGTTTTGAGCAATGGAATTCTAAAATCAAATCTGATGGGGAAGCACTCCAGAAAGAATACAATTTCTTGACTCAAGAGGACTTGGACGCCGCTAAATCTTACATCCTTAATGTTGCTAAGAACGTGGAAATGCCGCTTGAGGACGCTGTGTATGCAATACATGGCAAGAAAATCATTCAAAATCTAGCTAAAGCCAAAGTCCAAGATGACCTAGCTACTCAAAGTGGACGTAAGAAAAAGACTCCACTTGCTCCGAATAATGGAAAACCTTCTAAGTCAGCCGTTACTCTGACCGCTGACGAAAAGGCGATTGCCAGAGCATTTGGTATGACGGACGAAGAATATAATAAATTCAAATAATTAGGAGGGACAAATTATGGCATTTCAATACGCTTACTCTTTAGCTGGTGACAGCACTAGCGTAATCAAGGATTACCCACTTGATACTACCGCTAACTACGGTACTGGTGGTGCTAAAAAAGGTGACCTAGTATTCTTATCCGGGGGCAAATTGCGTAGAGTATTAGCCGCAACTGCTACTGGTACTTCATTAGGTCTTTTGGAAGGACAAGAGTTTACTGGTTTAGTAGCACAGGGTCAACCTTATGCCGCCGCTAACGCTTCTTTCGTAGCTAACGCTGTTGACGCTACTAAAAACCCTAACGGTGTAGGTAAAGTTCGTTCTGACAAAGCAATGGGAGTTTATAAGGTTCCTGTTAAAGCTGGTCAAACTGCCGCTCCTGCAAACATCGGTGTTTCTTACAACATCTTTGTTGACGCCAACAATGACCAACAAGCTGACCTTTCACTTACAACTGTTCCACACGTTAAAGTTATTGACTACACACCAGACGGAAAGTTCGTATTCGTTACTTTAGTGTAACCAACTACAACTAATTAAGGAGGGAAACTACGATGTTACAATCTCAACCATTTGGTCGTTTACTTGAACCAGGACTCCGTAAGATTTTCCAAGAAACTTACAAAGAAGTTCCAGAGCAGTATTCTGCTGTATTTAATGTACAAGACTCAAAGAAAGCTATCGAAACTGACCTTCGTATGGGCGGCTTCGGTATGTGGGATAAGAAGGATTCTGCTGGTTCCATCCAGTATGAAGACCCAACTGATACTCTACCATTGCAGTACATTCACGAAGAATTCTCCAAAGGATTCACAGTTGAACGTAAGTTCATTGACGATGAAATGTACGGAACAATCGGTAAGTGGACAAAATCCCTTGCACGTGGAGCAAGAGCAACAATCGAAACGAATGCGGCGGCTATTTTCAATAACGCATTCACTACAAACGGATTTGATGGTCAACCATTAATCTCTGCAACACACAAGCGTTTAGACGGTGGTACAATGTCTAACCGTTTGGCTAACACTGACGGTGCTGGTGCGGCTGACGGTGCGTTATCTGACCGTAACCTAAAAGCGGCTCTTATCCAGACTCGCCGCCAAGTGGATGACAAAGGCATTCTTATCCAAGTTCAACCTAAAATCTTGGTTGTTCCTCCAGCCCTTCAATTCATTGCACAAACAATCGTTCAATCCACTAACGTATCTGCACAAGGTACTGGCTCTGGTATCACGAACGATAAAAATACAATCCCTAACCTACGTGTAGTAGTTATGGATTACTTCACTTCTAACACAGCTTGGTTCTTGATTGACCCAACTGTAGCAGAATTGAACTTCTTCTGGCGTAGACGCTTAGAGTTCAAGAACACAGAAGACTTTGACACTATGCAAGCGAAATATCGTGGTTATATGCGTTTCTCTTGTGGTTACAGTGACTATCGTGGAGTGTTCGGTTCTCTTGGTACAGGTGCCGCATAATAACTAACCTTAAAGGGGTGGGCTACTGCCCATCCCTTTTTAATATGAGGAGGGAAAACAATGACGTTACGTGATAATGCAGGAAACGCAATAGGTAACCATAACCCACTAGCGGGTAAAATGTACATTGAAGGTAGAACAGCGAATACAACTGCTGTATCAAACGGTTCAAACGTACCAGCGGCGGCTACTACAGTAGGTGTTCAAGTAGTGAAGCAATTCTCTATTCCAGAACTTGACTGGTCTTATGTTGCACTTGCTGGTGGTATTATTGATACGGCTGATAAAGTAGCAAAAGCGGCGGCTGGTTCTGGTATCAGAAACTATGTAGCCAATATTCAATTAATCAACGCTGGAACGGTGGCAACAGAATTCGTTATTAAGGATGGTGTTACTATTATCTGGAGAACATTCTTGCCAGCTAATATGACTGCTCCAGTAGACATTACATTCTTCAATCCACTTAAATCTACAGCGAACGCCGCCATTAATATAGCCTGTATTACGACTGGTGCGGCTGTATATGCGAACGTCCAAGGATATGCGGCACCATAATGCTCCCTAGTTTATAGGGGGCTTTTTTAAAATAAGGAGGGAGAAACATGCAATTATCAGAACTAAGAGCATATGTGAAAGACTTGGCTGAACAGGATTTAAGTATCCAAGACTCACAGATTGACCGCTGGCTGGACTCTGCTATTGACCGTATCAATACAGCATTGGAGACTAACTTTCCAAGAGTGAGCGGTAAACCAACTACGTATATACCAGAATTCGATGACAGATATCATGAAGCACTTGTTATCTTTGCCAATGCAAAATACAGGGAATCAGACGCAGATTTTCAATCGTCTACGTACTTCATGAATACATTCAATGACATGCTCATGGATATGCAAAGGGATATGGTCAAGCCGCCAAGTTACCGCAAAGATAAAAATACCCAGCAAATCGTAGTGACAAATGTAACTACAATGGTGTACAATTTAAGTATGCCAAATGGTGCTTATTTCAACTACATCACTGTGTATAAAAATGATGTTGAAGTTGACCCAAGCAACTACACACTGAACGGACGTTTGAAATCAATTACATTTAAAGGATTGACGTTAACTGTAAACGATAAAATTACAGTTATCTTTGAAGATAGCGGGGACTTAAATCAACCACCTTACTCTTGGTGGAACTGGTAGGTGATGATAAATGGCACGACAGCCTTATTTCGTAAATACTACACAAAAGAAAATTGAAGTATTTGGCTCATTCGGTGGTGGTATGGTGCCGCAAGCCCATCCAGAAAAACTAAAGGATGACCAATCTATACTAATTGAAAATGCAAACATCAAAGCTGGTGGTGTATTAGAAGCAAGGGGTGGGTACAAGGAAACGAATGCTCCTAACCCTACTCTTACTGGTAACACTCAGGGTAGATTTAAATACAATAACCTAGCTGGCGGACAGGACATAGTTGCTGTGAATGGTAAATTGTATACAGTCCAAGGAACTTTATACACGAACATTCCAATTACAGACATGGCTACTGGTTTTCAGAATGTTCGTCCAATTGAAGCGGTTCAAGTTGGGAGCATAATGTATTTTGCTACAGGCTCCGGGTTAGTCAAATACGATGGAGTAACTGCTTCCCTAGTTCAAGCATATGCTCCTAATGGATTGGAAGCATTGTACATTGGACGTAATGGGTATGCCGCTAACCCGGACGCTTACCTGTCTGATACTACGGGTGCTGGGGATGTCATTCTTGGTGTAGTTCCAGACCAACGTTACGGTGTAGTTAATCAAAATGTTACATTTACTGCATACATTCAAACTACAAATACAGCAGTACTTGAATACAGATGGGAACTGAAGACAGTTTCAGCATTGGATTATACAGAGTTCCTTGGATGGACAGATGACAAAGAAGCTGTAGCTAACTTTGCATCAAAAGGCGATTACATGATACGGGTAAGTCTGCGGAAGCAAGGGACTACTAATGTATTGAGCCAATATGTTCTCCCTAGGTTTAAGGTTAATTCGGTGCCAGATGAAAACCCGGAGCCAGTAATAGACTTTGAAGATATGAAACTATGCAATCGTATTTTCTATCATTACGAGCGGTTATTCTTGTATGGTGATACTGGGAACCCAGACCATTTGTATATATCCCATCTGAATGTATTTAACTATTTCCCTAGGTCAAATATAATCAGAGTTTCAGATAATACACGTGGCGGCTTACAGGCAGTAGAGCAGTACAAGAATTTTCTAATATGCTTTACTGACGGTTCGATTCAAGCCATACTTGGTGACAATCCAACTAACTTTACGAAACAACCTGTTCATATGTCGTTAGGCACTAAGTATCCGTATAGTGTACAGGTGATGAAAAACTACATTTCATTCATCGGAAATGACAACGCTGTGTATGTATTGAAGTCATTCAATTATTCACAGGATGACAAAATGAATGTAGAACGGATTGATGAAAAAATCATGGATATGTTGACAGCAGACTTAGCGGCAAGCACAAGGGTATTGTCTGCAATCTATGACAATCAATTGTATATCTACATTGAGGGTACACAGAATCGTATTTACCGATACTACTATGAACTTGGTATATGGGTGAGGGATACCACTTCCCTTAGTTTCATAACAATGTTTAATCACAATAATAAGTTATTGCTTGCCAGCACAACAGGTGGTAAACTACATGAATTGAAGGATGATGTATTCGTTGATGGAGTTAGTACAACATACACAATGTCAGTTACATCAAAGGACTTCAACTTCAATATGCCGCACCACAGAAAGAAACTAAAGCAATTTCAATTGTTGGCGGCTCTTACTGCGTTATCCACAGTTACAGTTAAGTTGTACACAGATAATACCTTGTTATCCACAACTCCTTTAGTTTATGACCCGCTACAAAATAGTGATGCTCAGAAACTAAAAATCATGGCTTCTGGTAGATTCAGATATACCAAGTTTGAGATTACAAGTGTGGTCAAAGAACGGATTCAATTAACTGGATGGGGTATTGTTTTTAAAGAAAATACACCTAAATAGGAGGGTAGAATCATGGCTGATATGTATGACCAAAATTTCAATTCATCCAGTACCTATGGACAAAGTGATATGGAAGGTGGAGGAGAGCAGATTGATTCTGCCCTCTATCTTAATGAATCAGCGGCACAGGCTGTCAATGAGAGGCTTGAGCAAAAGCAAAATTCTATTAAACTACAACCTACTACACCACCATCCAATCCAAAGAAGGATGACATGTGGATTGACAACAGTGTATTTCCGAATATCATCTACACTTGGAATGGAACACAATGGGTTAAAGTAACAGCTACATCTGCAAGTGAATATGGAGCATACACTACTGCACAGGTTGATGACGCTATCACCATAGCAAAAGCTGATATGACTCAAGCGATTAAGGATGCAATAACTGACGCTGAACTAGATAAGTATATGACACTAGCGGACTTTCAGATTGAGAAAGACAACATCATGTTAGCATTTGCTAAAGGTAATGGTCTAAACATGCTGAAAAACTCAGTAGGTTACGGATACAACACTGATGGAACTTTCCCATATTGGCAAGTAACAGCGGGTACTGCTGAAACCATTCAAGGTTCTGATATGGTGGAAGCTGGCTCTGGATTTTTCATCAAGGATGGAGTCATTAAACAAGCTGTTACTGGTACGGTAGGTGAAGAATACACCCTAAGTGTAAAGGTCAACAAAGGTACTGCTGGTAGTGCTTATATTAAACTATCAGACGGACAAACATTCCAGCAAATCGACTTCCCGGTGAGTGCCGCATACTCCTACCAATTAGCACAGATAAAAGGATTCATTCCCCAGACTGGTGCTGTAATCGTTGAATTCGGAGCCACAGGTGCTACTGGTGGTGCAACATTTACAGCGGCTATGTTGAATTTGGGAGTAATTGGACTTCAGTGGAGTTTCGCCATGGGGGAAATGTACAACGGTAACGTCAAAGCTGACATTAACGGACTTGAAGTTAAGTCCAGTGTGTATGATGGATATACCAGAATGGCTCCACAGGAATTTGCCGGGTATGCTCGTAACAACCAAGGGACAATGGAAAAAGTATTTACTTTGAATAAAGATACAACTGAAATGAAACAGGCACAGCTTGATGAATTCTTAGCCATTGGAGGAATCAAAGCGGTTCGTGTCGATGGTGGCGGTAAAAAAGGATTAGCCTTTATTCCAAATAGTTAGGAGTGAGAAACCATGGCAAGTGGTTCATTTAATGTCGGTACGTCCAATAAATATGTACTTGGTACGTTAAGTTGGTCTGAATCGAATCCAAATATAGCCGCCAATACATCTGATGTTTACTTTGAATTACGGTTCAGCCGTACAAATACTGGATTTACAACTAATGGTAGTGGTGATTTCACTGTGTGGATTAATGGCACACCTGTATCTGTTACAGGTAAAGCCTTTACTTACACATACAATTCAAATACTTTAGTTTTATCTGGGACGGTAACTGTACCTCATACAGATAATGGTTCTAAACAAATAGAGATAGCTGTTGACGGTAATACAAACGTTCATGATGTTTACTATACAACATCATATCCTTGGTTGGATACAATTCCAAGGGCATCTACCTACACTGGAACTATTGATTGGACTGCTGGTACTGACAATCTTTGGATGACAATTGACCGTAAAAGTACAGACTTTCATCACAGTGTTCAGATGTTCGTACAACATACGTATGATGGTAACTGGGATTTTATCGGACAGCGTGATTGGGTATATGATAGCGGCTGGTGGAATCCTAGTGTACCAGAAATAACTCAAATTTACAGCACAATGAGTATGTATGAAAACAGACCATGTTTAATGCGTGTTTTCACATATGACAGTGCTGGTAGACAGATTGGTGACCCTCAAGATAAAATTGGTACAGTTCGTGCATATAAAGCTGGTATTGCGGCATTCAATGATTTTAATATCGGAACTACATCTGTACCAGCAACTATTCAAAACTATCGTCCAGAATTCAATTATGATGTAACATTGGTATTCGGTAGCTGGACTAAAAATATCGGACGGGTATCTTCCTCTAGTTTCAATATCACATTTGATGATACTGAAATTGACCGTATGTATCAAGAATGTACTGATGCTAATTCCAAACAAGGATATGTGCAAGTCCGTACTTCATATAATGGTATTTACATTGAGGATGGTTACCCAGACCCGCATGATAAATATTTCATAGCATATGTGGTCAATCAAAATCCTGTTTTTACTACAATCGAATACCATGATACAAACACAACGATTACAGCAGTTACAGAAAATGACCAGTACATTGTGCAAAATAAATCCACAGTACAGGCTAAGATATTAAATTCTAACAAAGCGGTGGGTCAAAAGTGGGCAACCATTACGAAATATGTTGCTACATTGAATGGTGCTAGTGTAACAGTTAATAGCCCGTTCTCTACTGATATTGTATTCGACTTTGGTGTAGTTAATACTACATTGAATATCAACTTAGAGATTACAGTTTATGACTCAAGGGGAAATACAACTAAGGTAACGAAGCTGGTTAACATGGTTGCCTATTCCAACCCGGTAGTTCAGACACAGGCATTGAGGGAAAACGGATTTGGTGAAGAAGTTACCTTGACACTCGCCGGGTCAATATCTCCATTGAACGTAAATGGAGTAAATAAGAATTCCCTAGTTTCAAGTGGTGTGAACTACAAATGGAGAGAACTTCCGTCTGGTGCTTGGAGTGCAAACATCCAATTCTTAAATCAAGTACTCACTATGCCAAATTACGATACAGATGACGTACTTCTAACAATGGCTACTACATCTGCGTTTGAAATTGTAGTACAAGTTACAGATAAACTAGGGAATACAACTATCACTTTACAAGTGGCTGTAGGTACTCCAATCATGATGATTGATGAAATTCTTAAAATGGTTGGTTTCGGTAAGTTCCCAGATGGTGATGCATTAGTAGATGTAGCTGGTGACATAAAAGCACAAGGTGATTTAATTGCTAATGCTTTGACATTATTTAACGGAACTACTTTATTACCAATTGAATCTAATGGTTCCGCACTTTTAAAGAGCGGAGTAGATTTTAATACGATAAAGGAAACTGGTTTTCATAGGGTAGCGTCAAGTATTAATGCACCACCTAAATCAAGTGTAAATCCTGATACATGGTTTCATCTTATAGTAATTAAACATCTTGGTATCAATGAAACCATACCATGGATAATTCAAGTAGCTTGGGATTTTAGGGATGGTGTATATCACAGAAGATGCTGGCTCAATAACGGAGTTGAGACTTGGGATAAATGGCGTAGATTCACTGACGACAAAAGACAGTTACTACAAGCTGGCGGTGGCGGTCAAGGAATGTATTACGATACTTGGTATAGGGCTATATGGAATACGCCAAATGTAGATGAAGGAATTATATGGAACAGTGGTGGTAACTCCAACATGTTCGGTGTATCAGAGGAAGGTTGGTATGAAATTAATTACAGTGTCTATATTAATATGTCTGTAAATAAAGGTTTCTATTGTGAACTATGGGGTGATACAGAACACCCATCTATTCTTTCAACTTGGACACCTTCTAATGGTTGGAACTATATGTTCGGTTCTAATGTTATGTATTTATACCCAAACAAAAATTATGAACTTGTTATTAGACATACTGATGATGGGTACACGAGAACCATAGGTGAGCATAGAACTACTATTAAACGACTTTAAGGAGGGATTGTAATGGACGTATATCAAGCTATTAAACATTTACATCCAGATTTAGATGATGATAAGTTCGTAGTGTACGATGACGGAACAGGGGCAGTTATCCGTAAATGGAATGCTGATGTACCTAAACCTACTGACGATGAATTAAAAGCGGCATGGGTGGAAGTAGAACCAATTATCACAAAACAAACATCTGACCGAGAAGAAATTGAGAAACTAAAAGAATACCTTAGTTCCACTGATTTTTATTACATTCGTCAGATGGAAACTCAAAAATCCATCCCGGTAGATGTAAGACAAAAACGTGTAGCGGCAAGAAATCGTTTAAATGAATTAGGATTATGAGGAAACTTCTGTAGTTTCCTCTTTTTTCTTAATGTAGTAGTATGCTATAATAGTTGTAGTTATTACGTGAAAATAATGAGGAGGTACAATAATGAAGCTAAATACGAATACTTCCGTAGTTGACTGGCTCAAAGCTAATGGGGCAGACTCCAGTTTTCAGAATCGTGCAAAATTAGCCCAGCAATACGGTATTGCTAACAATAACTATACAGGTTCCGCTCAACAGAACGTTGCTCTATTAAACTACTTCAAACAGAATGGTCTAAATGCTCCTGCTCCGGCGGCTCCGGCGGCACCCTCTCCGGCACCAGTAGCACCCGCTCCTCCACCAAAGCCAACTTTGACGGAAGACCAATTAAGAGATTACTCTTTACGGGCGTTGAATGGTGACCAATCAGCCATCGACTTTTTGAAAAACAATGGATTCAGTGCCATGACCGGGCAGAATCTATGGAAAGGCTATGACCCAACTAAGGGATTCGGTTCCCACCAAGCACAGGCTACTTACTTGAATGACATGGCAGAAGGTGACTTTGCTAAAAATTTTGATAACGAATGGTATCAGAAATACAATGACATGATTACAGGTAACAAACCAATGGATGATTGGGAAGTCAGCTTATATCAAGATATGGTCAGACGTAGAAACTTGGATGACTTTAACAATCCATTTGTCCAGCAGGAAGCACAACTACAAAAAGATAAGCAAGCGGCATTGGACGCACAGGATGTGGCTCTCAATACTGGTATGGCACGTATGGATGCAAACAGCTTCCAACAGTTCCAACAGTTACAGCAGAACATGGCTGGACGTGGAATGACCGATTCTGGTATTGCGGCAGACGCATACATGCAAGCACAAATGGCTAACAACCAGAACTATCAGCAAGCATTTGCGGAAGGTGCCACAGCTAAGAGTGACATTCAAAGTAAATACAACCAAGCAATTGCTGATTCTAAACTTAAAGACTACGCCATGAAAGTTGACATGGATAAAACTAATGCTGAAAACCAAATTAAACTACAAGAATTGCAGAATGACCAAGACAAATTCCTTACTGAATCCACTGGCAACGTATACCTTAATGGTCAACGTTTAATGATGGATGGTAAGCCGCTTACTACCCTAGAATGGGAAAAGCTGTCTGAGGAAAAACGTAGTAACTTGGCAAATGAAGCAATCCAGCAACAGAAAAACGCTTGGGATTATCAGCTTGGTCAAGAGAAAAACCAAATTGGCTGGGATTCTAACGCCATCCGTAGACAGCAGATTGCTGTTGATTTGCAAATCCAAACATCCAAAATGCAACTTGATTATGCAAGACTGGATTACAACTATGCCAAACTGGAATCTGACAATGCGATTGCACAGGACAAGATTCGTGTCATGTCTGACAATGCTCAAACATCTGCCGATAAAGCTAAAATTTCCGCTCTGGGGCAACAATTGGATTCCCTTAGTTCCCAGATTACAGCGGCTCAAAAAGCTGGTAAGAAACCATCTGCTGATATTGTGGCGAAATACAATGATGTGCTTGGACAACTACAAGCATTGTCTGGAAATTTTTAAATAGTGGTGGAGGGAGTGGTGCAAGTGCCGCTATCCAAGCTGGGATGAAATATATCGGTAAATCCACTTACGTATGGGGTGGGGGACGGACGGCGGCGGACATAGCCGCTGGACGTTTCGATTGTTCTGGATTCGTAAACTACGCATTCAAACAAGCTGGTATTAACTTGGGTAACGGTAATACGGATACAATTGCGAAGATGGGACAAAAAGTTACTGGCGGATTGCAAGTCGGTGACATTGTGTTCTTTGATACGTATAAGAAAAATGGTCACGTGGGTATCTACATTGGTAACGGTAAGTTCATAGGTTCTCAGTCATCAACTGGTGTAGCCATAGCTGATATGAATAGCGGCTACTGGAAAGACCACTACAAAGGGTACGCTGTTCGTGTAGGCGGTGGTACAGGTGGCGGTACATCTAACCTAGGGAATTTACCTAACAGTGGTGGATACACGAACTATACAAAATACGGTAAACAACCATCCAGCTTTAATACACAAATGCAACAGGCAATCAGCCGGGGTGTTCCATTTGCTGAAGCTAAAGGACTTACTGAACTTATTGGACGAGAATCAAGCTGGAACCCATCAGCTAAGAATCCAAAATCCACAGCCTATGGATACGGACAATTCCTTAGTTCCACTAGGTCAAGTTATGAGAAGAAAATGAAAATGAGTTATTCTGACCCGGTAAACCAGATTCTTATGACTTATCAGTATGTAAAGGACAGGTACGGTTCAGTAGCGGCGGCATTAAAGTTCTGGGATAAAAATAAATGGTACTAGGGGTGAATATACATGGCGGCTTCAAAAGAAATCCAAGCGGCTACTAATTCAGCAAATGCTCAAATTGAGGCATTAATGAAGCAACTAGGGGGAATGAGTTATTCACGCCCTAGTTCCTATTCTGGATACCAGTCTGGATATACTCCTGTAGATAGGAGTTTACCAGATTGGAAACCAGCGGATTTAGATGTCGGTGATTTTATTTCACTGGCAAAGGAAAAGAAAGATGGTAAGAGTAAGGTTAATTTATGGGATGTTCTATCTGGAACATTGGGTCAACCATCTGGTCTAGCTACATCTTCTATTTATAACACTGTCAAGACACTTACCGATAAAGATACTCCACTTTGGAAAAAACTTTTCACTGCCGCAAATCCACTAAATGATGCCATTGGTCAAGCATTGAAAAACGGTGGTAAAGAACAATGGAAAGACTGGAAAGATGGGAAACTATCTTGGGGTGATGTTCCGGGAGTGGGATTCCTTCATGGTATGGACAAAGGATATAAGCGTGGCGGCGATATCATGAGAGATATTGCTGGCGTTGAAAACAAATGGGGAGTAATGGGTGGAGGTTTAGCTATTGATATTGCGGCTGACCCGCTTACCTATCTCACCTTAGGTGCGTCTGCGGCAAGTAAAGTCAGTAAAGCGGCAGAAGCGGCTGAAATGGCTAACCAAGCTAGAAAGCTAGGTCTTAATTCAACTAAGTTCAAAAATGCGGCAGAATTCCAAGCGGCGGCAGAAGCGAAACTAGCGGAAAGATACGCTAAATATCCTAATCTATCACAGTCAATGGCTAAAGCAAAAGCTGGTACAATGCGTAATGAAATTGCAGAGAAATCAGCAGAAGCGGCAAGGGCACTGACTCAACGATTGGCAACTAAGAAAACGGATGAAGCCATGCAAGCTATCAATGCGGCGAGAGCAAAAGCATTTAACTCAAATGTCAACTCCTTTGGTTTTAGTGTACCGTTCACAAACAAGGTTGGTATTGCTGGACAGTATGGAGAAAAGATGATGGGTGGATTACTCAAGAATCCTCTTTATCGGTCAGAAGCTACAGTAGGTAATGATTTAGTAGAGAATTTATTGAAAACGGCAACTGGCGGGGATTCTGCACTAGCTAAACAATTTGAAGACATAGCTAAAACCAGATTGGGAATCAGTGATATTTCACAGATGACAAAAACTCAATTCGATGAACTACATGAATTCCTACAACCACTAATACAGCAATTGAGTAAGGGCGGTTTACCAGATGTAGAAGTAGTGTCGAAAATTGTAGAAAATGTCATGCCGCAAGCTGACTTTGACAGGTTAATGACTGAATTCGTAAACCAGAACATTCCTTGGAAAGATGTACAAAAACAACTAAATGGATTTATGTCTGTCATAGGTAAAGACCCGGTTTTGCGGGAAACTGCCGGGAAAGTAATGGCTCAAAAAATAGCTGACTTCTGGGCTAAGAAAGCAATCAGAGCAAGAAAGCCAGCTAATGTATTGGAAAATGCCGCAAAATCAGATTCAATGGGATGGGCTAGTCGTTTCCTAGGTGGGTCTGGAAAATACCAAACGGTTGAAAATACAGTTAAGGCTGTACATCCAAAAGGCAATCCAACATCTATTGTAGAAGCAAGCGGTCAAATTCAGAAACTTGGTCAAGTTCAAAAAGATGGTAGAGCAATCGGCAAAGCCATGGATGACTTAGAAAATACACCTTATGCTAGATTAAGTGACACCAAGACTACATTCGAACATTTTCTTGACAGGAATAATCCATTCGATTCCCGGACATTGAACACCAGCGATAAGTTCCTTAACACGATGGGTGACCATATCTCTGATGCTCATTCCCAGCGTGTCGGTGAAACTGCTATGTACAGCAAGGATTTATCTCAAATTCAGAAATTTGTTAAAGATGGCGGATATACTGATAAGGAAATGCAGGAAGCCATTTACGCTTTGGAAAATCATTTCCCTAGTTCCTATGGTAAAAACTACACTCCTACTACAAGAGTACAGGAACTAGCGGATACACTTAAACCAATCATCCAGCGTATCGGTGACAATGAAACTGCTGGTGGGGTGTTAAGTAAACTAAGAGCAAATTACTTCCCACACGTTCGTAATTTTGAAGGTGACAGCATGGAAGCAATTGCCGACTACATGGCACGTAACCGTTCTCTCCTAGGTCTGAAAAGCAACAACGCATTCAACAACGCACGTAAAGGATTCCAGACTTTAGCTGAAAGAGATAACTACATCGAAAAAGTAAGAAAAGCTATACAAAAGGAGACTGACCCTGCTACAATAGAATCATTAGAGAAACATCTTGAGTCTGTAGCAAAAATGTTCGATACAAATGTAGTAACCGCTCTTACCCGTCGTGTACGTGAAGGTGTTCGTGCCAAAGCTATGAAAGCCATGCAAGGGGAATTGAGTAAGTTCGGCATGATGAAAACCATCAAGAAAGGGTCAGGTGAAGCCCCTCCATCTGGATTTAAGAGATTAGAACCAGATGAAGTAAAGAAACTTGGACTACCAGAAGGTACTCATTATATGCACCCGGAAGTTTTCAAAGCCTTACAGCGAACAGATGAAATCTTCACTAATGAAGGTATGAACAAAGCGGCACGTTTCGTATCCGCCATTGGTGACATCTGGAGACCACTGGTTACCTACTACAAACCAGCCCACTATATCAACAACATGATTGGTAACACAATCAACAACATGGCGGCTGGAGTAAAGGTAAGGGATGTTAAAAACGCTAGTAAACTACTGATGAAGTATCGTAAAGGTACACTGAATGATGAAGAAATGAAAATCATCAAAGCGGCATACAAACACAATGTAATCTCCGGGGGATTTTTATTTGACTCACGACCTACTTTTGAATTCGATAAGCCTTGGGCTATTGAAAAGTTTGCAGAAAAAGTAGGAGATAACAAAGTGGTCAAGAAAATCCGTCATGGCGGGGAAGTCATTGATGATGTATCCCGTTTAGCAAACTTCTTAAATGGCGTTGATAAATTCGGCAGTACAGCGAAAGCCGCACAGCAAGTACGGAAATACCTGTTCAACTACAACGAATTAACTAACGCAGATAGAGGAATGCGTGTCTTAGTTCCGTTTTGGAACTGGATGAAACGTAACATCCCGCTTCAGTTAAAACTACTGCAAGAGACACCGGGATTCGCTTTAAATGTTGAGAGATTCAAAGATTACTGGAATGATGGGGAAAAAGGTGCAGATTGGCAGAAGGAATCCGGGCTTAAATTTGGTGACTACTACACGACTTTACCTTCTCCTACGAATGATTTAAGTACCGTCTTAAATCCAATGGATTCCCTAGGTTCGCTTACACCAGCTATTAAAATGCCTATAGAAATGAAAACAAACAAAAGCCTGTTCACAGGTAACCCAATTAGTTACGGTTCAAATGAACTACAGAATGAGGATATGTTATCCTACATCATGTCTAACTTGGGTATCGGAAACAACGTTTATCAAGGTGTAACTGGTGACAAATCCGCTTTTGAAAAAATCATGAGTGTGATTAAACCAGTATCCAGAGTGAATCCAAATCAATAGGAGGAGAAGGGGATGACACATGTGCCTTATAAATGCGAATGTGAGGGGAGGGTTACCTCCTTGGAAATTCGTATGGCTGTTGCTGAAAGTGATATCAAAAACGTCAGAGAAGACATTTCATCAATCAAGGATGATACAAAATGGCTACGTAGAGCGATTACAAATGCTCTTATAGTAGGCGGCATTACACTAGCTGTTGGTGTAGTGTCCGCTGTAATAATCTTTATTATGAAGGGAGGAACTATTTCATGACCAAAACAATGATTGCTCCTATCGTTGCTGTAGTTGCTTTATTCGTCAAAGCTGTATTCAATGTTGAAATCCCAGAAACAGTACAGGCTGATATTGCTACGTATATTGTTGGTGGTGTTGCCTTAGTTACAACCGTCATCGGCATTTGGAAGAACCATAGAAAGGGTGAAAAGTAATGGGCTATGATATAGTATTATCCTACGGACATGGTGAAGAAACGTATCGTGTAAAACACTCAAAGGGTGTAACTGTAAACGGGGTTCAATATGCAGAGCATACACATAACTACCAAGTTGGTACACGTGTAAAGGCTATTGTTGAAAGACATGGGGTGAGTGTTCTTGAGGTACAACCACCTAACGGAGTAGACATACCGCTCAGAATGAGAACAGACAAAGCGAATGCCGCTAACGTCAAACTCTATTACTCTATTCACTCAAACTCTGGTGCTTCTACTGCACGTGGCTGGTGTGGATTCTACTGGTCTACTTCTGCCGCTGGCAAACGGATTGCTGAAATTTATGCCCGGAATATGGCGGCTATTGGTCTTCCACTCTATCATGGTGGTACATGGGGGTCTGTGAAAGGAACGTGGAATGATTTCCATGAACTAAGGGAGACTCACATGGTTGCCTTACTCACAGAGAACGGATTCATGACTAACCCAGAGGATTTCCAATATATCTTTTTAAACAAGGACGGATACTGGGATAGAATGGCTGAAGCACACGCTAAAACCATTCTTGAATACTTGGGTAAGGCTTACATTGAAAAAGCCCCAGAACAGGCTCCTGTGGCTCCTACGCCTGTGGCTCCATCTGATACATTCAGAATCAAGGTTATCACACAAGACCTATGGTATTATGACCGTCCAGACTGGAACGCTAAAAAGGCTCTTGTACACGCCGGGGATGTGTTCACTGTAGTTGAGACTCTTGTAGTGAATGGCTCCAAGATGTATAAGCTGAAATCTGGCACATACATCACAGCCAGCCCTAAATATGTACAGGTAATGTAAAACAAAAACCCACTCTTATGAGTGGGTTTTGTCGTACCAGTCAAGGGCACGTTTGGCATAGTCAACCATTTTAACATAGTCTTCTCTACCATTCTTGTAATTTGCCCTTTGTGCATATTTTATAATGTGACCTAGGGCAAATCCCATGAATACTTCTTTTGGGAATCCCTCTTGTAAAAATTTAATGGTGTCAATGTTATGCTGGTGATAATGTTGCGGCTCATTGTATTCTGGATGTGTTGGTGTTGGTGTTGGTGTTTTTGCTAATCCTTTTTTCAAGTCTTCCCCTAGTTCATAACATGGAATACAAAGTGTTTTACCGTCTGGTAGTAATGCTCTTTTATCCATTAAAGATAGACTACGCTGACATACATAACAAAATTTTATTTCTTCACTGAATTGTTTCAGCATGGGCTGAAATCACTCCTCTAAAATTTTTAGATAATGTACAAATTTGTGCGAATGATTGACCATCATAGTGCATAAGATAAGGCATAAAGCCAGATTTGCGTGGGTCTGGTAAATCACATTGTTCTGGGTCACCAATGAGGATAACATGACAGCTATCATGTATGCGGGTAAGTATTTTCCTTAGTTCCCGTTTTGTAAGATTTTGTCCTTCATCAATTACTACAACGCAATCCTTTAGGTTACTACCACGCATGTAGTTATGCGAATACGCATGTACCCAAGGGGCACCTTCTTTGATTGGTTTTGGATTCTTAACCTTGTACTTATTTTTCTTATTCCTTGGTTCCACTTGCTCCTCTTGGTCTTCCTTTTGATTCAAAGGATTAAAGATAGCTTTGAATGGAATCTCATTAATTTCAGTAAGAGCGTCATACAATGGCTGGAGATATTTAGATTCTTTCGCTTTGATATCACCTGTAGAAAATCCCAATGCCTTTTCTTCTACAGTAGGGAAGATGTAATGTAGTTCTTTACCAAGTAGTTTTGCTACACCTACAGCAACCGTTGTTTTACCACTACCAGATACCGCATGACATCCTGTAAACAAATTATCATGGCATGAATCGGCATAAAACTTTTGTTCATCTGTCAATCGTAAACCAAAGAATAATTCTGCGGATTTAGGTAGCGGCATTAATCTTCATCCTCCTCAAAGTCTTCCTCAATAACCATCATTTCTACTTCTCCACCCATCATTAGGTGAAAGTGTAAAATCAAATCCATTACAATGTCAGTAATATCAAGAATTTCATCTTCTGCTGGAGCGTAACCCATTTCAACCAATGATTCAAACAAATGCTGTGCTACTTCATCATACGTAAAGATAACATCTTTGGGTTGCTCTGACATTGGTAACTCCCCCTACCACATAGTTTTAATTTCACCATACCTTTTAATCAAGTAATCTACTAGCGGCTCATTTGGGTTTTGCTCACTGTCTGGATTAAGTGCCAATGCGTGTAATTCGTTTAGGAACTGATGAACTGTTATTCCCTTAGTTTTCAGTTTACGATTTACTTCTTTCCATTGAAGCACTGGGGTACCACAACATTCGTAGAAAGCATCCCATAGTTCCTTATCTACATGATAACACAATTGAAACATACCTTCTATAACTTTTACTGTATTACCTTGTGCCCCTTTGTCCCATATACGCTGTGGGAAAATAGACTGACCTAGGGTAAGAAAATTGAATTGATAACAGAATGTATTCATCTTTGCATTCACTGGCATAGCGGCTCTTGCAACCTGTGGAGTTTCTCCTATTTTTAATAATTTTTTGTAATTATCCATTGATTCTGAAATATAACTATCCACTAGTTCTGGATATTTTACTTTATCAGATGGAGTTACATAATCATTTGAAGTCAAAGCACGATTGCCACCAGCTACCCGCATGTCACGTGTGGTGTAAGTGATGATGTGGTCATAAACTTCTTTAGACACATCAATGAATTCAAATTCCACATGCTCTCCTCTGAATATCTCAGGTACATGTCCTTTACGAAGGATGGACAAAGGACGCCTAATGTTGTATCTATCTTCTTTTCCTAGGTAGATTGCCGCATTTTTAGCAAGCCGCTTACGGTCTGGGTCTGTGTATAATGACATCCTAATTGAAAACGTGTCACCGATATACACCCAACATTCTGTACTTTCTTCAAACATAATTCTTGCTCCACTCATTTGAACACCTTCCCTTTATTAAATTTATTAAAGTACAAGTCGTGCCTTAATGCGTCCCGTTTGTGCATGTTGGTTTCTTCACCCTTGTAGTAATACTTTTGTCCTTTACGTACTACAATTCCTGCACGAATGAGTATTGCGTCTGCATGACGTTGTTTTGTACTTGGGTCTTGTAAAAATGTAGGTATGTTCATTTCATAACAGACCATTTCCAGATAACCAATTAATTGCGGTGTTTCTAGTGAACTACCAGTCTGCTCTTTTGATTTATGTCCAAACAATCTATAAGACTCAATAACTACTACATCCGGGAATGTGGTCTCAATCAATTCCTTATGGGCAAACCAATACGCATTGCGGCTTTTGTAACTTTCTGCTTTAATATCCCCTAGTTTAGATGGCAAGTGACCATCTAAACTAATGGAATATCCTGTAGTTCCAAACCCTTCTGTGTAGTTGCCGCTGGGGTCAAATGCCAAGACCTTTACCATAAATCCATACCTCCGATACCGTTTGATGATTGGAAAATCTATGTTTGAGGAAATTAATATCATCTGTTGCCATAAGACTGTTTTCATCCCATCCCTCAAACCATAATACTTTTGTTTTTTCTTTATCTAATCCGTAACATTCATGTGGATAACCAGCCCTATAATAAGCATATTCAGTACGATTAAATCCTCGGTTCCTTAAATACGTAGCATACTGACTAAAGTTAGCGGCAACTACGATGGCTTTAATCATCTTAATACTCCTTTTCTATCTCAATTACTAAAAATCCTAAAAAAATACCAAATGATTTGTAAGATTTATCATAAATGACTCCAACTAAGAAATGTTCCCAGTTCCATCCGAATCTGGCTACCATTCACTCACCCCATTTACCTATTTGAAAGTAGTATAACATACAACATATGACATAGCAATAAAATTCATGCCACATACAGGAAACTTTTTGGATGGTAGTGCATATAGTTTAGTAAAGGGGGTTGCTACCATGGTAGTAAAGATAAACGGCAAACCGATTCAAGTCAAAGAGGATGAAGCAAAGGACATTGATTGGATTCTGCTTGCTCTGACCGTCATTGGCTATGGACTAATTTTCTGGATTGTTCGCTTGGCATTTGTAACTTTTGTGGGGGTGCTGTAATGTGGTGGAAAAAGAAACATCCTTTAGTTCGGAGAATGCTTAACGTATTGCTGGAGAAAAAATTTGATGGCGGCTGGATTAACAAAGTGTACAGAGAAGGGGATGTCCTATATGCAAACGTTTATCTACCAGAACAAAAAGAACTTTCGGACTTGGAGAAAATATTACCGAATTTGCAACAGGAAGTTGGAGCCACAGCGGTCAAACTGGGGAAAATAAGCGGCAAGCGTGTGGAGATTAAATTTGGAATGCGGGAACTAACGGAGATTAAATTCAATGAATCCTCCCTAGTTCCCAACAGCCTTAAATTAAAATTCCCATCTGCCTACGGGGAAGCGGTATTAGATTTTGAGGACGGAGCAAGCTGTCACATGCTCAATGGCGGGGTCACACGTATGGGAAAGACCTGTTTCCTACTGTTCCTAGCCACAAGCATTTACATTCAAAATGAGGGCAATGTAGGGCTTTATATCAGTAGTGCCAAACTAAAAGATTATTACCCGTTTGAGGGATTGCCGGGAGTGGAAATGACACGTGATGTTGAGTCCATGGAACGTATGTTAGAAGAAATCATAACTGAATACAAATTTAGAGACTCAATGTTATACTCTAGTTTCCTCAACAAAGCTACAGACGCAAAGAGTGTTCGTAAACTATACCCACAATATTATCACCTATTCAAACCAATCTTTTTAATCATTGACGAATATGCCCGTTTTGCTGAATCCAAAAATGTACAGCAGATGGTCACTGAAATTGTAGAAACGGCTGGATTTGTTAATATCCACGTCATACTAGCCAGCCAAAGACCTGACGCTTCTACCGTATTAAGACCACGAATTAGGGCAAACATGCTATGTAGAATGGCATTCACAACCGCAGACAGGAAGAACAGTGAAGTCATACTTGACCGGGAAGGAGCAGAGAAACTAGGGAAAATAGCAGGGAGGGGAATGCTACTTGATTCAGATTTACATGTCATACAGGTTCCTTATTTAGATGTAGTAGACTGTGACAAATTATTGGAGGTCTATAGGAATGAACAAAGTAGAACGGGACAATGTAGTATTGGAAATGGTGACGAAATTCAAAGTATGCTCAAGGAACCAACTGGCATGGATGGTATGCCGCCAGAACAGCAACCCAATCAACGTGGTGAACAGGGTATTGAAACGTATGACGTTGAATGGCTGTTTAACCCAGATTCAGAGGGAAAGGGATAAACCATACCTTTACATGCCCAATCCTACCCTAATCCATCCCAGAACGGTAAAAATTGACCACTATCTTAAAATCGTAGACTGTTACATTCACTTTGGTTGCCCGGATGTATTTGAGGTAGAACCCGCATACAAAACTTATAACCCAGATGTATATATGAAAGACAGGAAGGGGAATGCTATCTGTGTGGAGGTACAGATTACTCCAATCAGCACCAAGAAAATGCAGACTAAGATTGACCAGTTTGTAAGCACATACGGTAAGGGGCATGACGCAAAAATCATGCTCCTAATCTCTAATCAAGAATACCATAAGGTAGTCATGCCGCCATCCTTTAAGTTGGTTAGAATCCCAATACCCAAAGAACCGTATGTATAAAAAAGTGACCGTACCACATGGATACGGTCAATTTTAATGGGGTTTTCATTACAGTTGTTAAACAGAGCATATCATATATAAGACATGAATACAATATAAAAAGAACCTTCCGAAGAAGGTCAAGACCGATTGGCTCCCCTCACAAAAAGAGACAATCAGCATTAAGCCAGCCAGCTAAACAGCCGCCAACTAGATTCAAAGAAATAGAGTAACTACATCATACACTACTGAATCTACTACGTCAAACAAAAACTTTTAGACGGTGCATAACTAGTGGGGTTTTTCGTACTGGAATACCTTGATTAAGGTAGTTATTCAATGTTACTATGCTCACACCAATCTGTCTGGCAATCTTAGCCTTACTGACTCCATTAGTTTCCTTAATGCGGTCAATGATAATTTTAAAGTCTGCTCCACTCATTCTTTAGTTCCTCCTATCCATTTGATGTAATTTTGTTTGAAGCTAAGTAACGTCATGTACTTAGCTTCATCCTCCCTATGTTTCTTCTCTGACTCCATCATGTTCTTCCTAGCTTCCTCTACTTGACTGTTAATCATGTTAAGGTATTCATCTGGTTTCATGACGCCTTTTCCTCCATCACACAGAATTTTTTAATTCTATCGGTAGCCCATTGGATGTAAAATTCTTTGTCTAGTTCTGGGTAGTCTGAACATTTGGCGTTTGATACTTCATCATTGACAATAAACACATGCAACGGTGAATCAGTTACTTTTGAATACGCTCCAGTCTTGGCATGAATCTTAAATAAGCCGCCATGCTCTGTATTCTTGCTTGCAAACCAGCGGATATGTTTTTCTTTCAGTAGTTCAGCATTGTTGATGTGTACAATTTTCTTTGATTTCTGGTAGTTAAATTTTTCAATGTTTGTAATCGGATGTCCTGTAACGGCTCCCTTATACTTGCTGGAAACCATAACAATCTTTTGGAACTTAATTAAGTCATCACAGTTGTTAATTGTGTCAGCTACAGGAGTACCATCCTTGTAGTAAGCATGAAGGGCTTCACGTAGTATAACACAATCATAATCAGTGTAGTCTGGAACTTTAATCTTGGAACCATCCTCTAGTTTCTTATCCTTGAGCCATTCTTTTGCCCATGCACCCTTGGATTTAATTTTGCCTTTCTTGTCAATAGTCAGATAATTATTAACATCCTTTTGAGCAACAATTTCCACTTCCTCAAACTCCAGAACCATCCGGGTACGGTCTGACCATTCTTGACCAATAGAAATAACTTTGTCGTATTCTTCATCAGTTCCATTGTGTAGTTTAACAAGAACACCATCTGTATTCGATTGGATGATTTCACAGTGGTCTTCCAACCTTTCCATTAGGTCAAGTAACAATAGCTGACCGTTAACACAAACATTATTGGCTTGTCGTGGGTCATATAGGTTATTGAATTTATCTTTCATGGCTCCATAAGTACCATTCAGAACGATTTTATATGGCAATTGACGTGGGTCTTTGACTGCTTTGAATTCGATACGGTCAAAGTAAATCTTTTTAAACTTCTCTGGGTTTAAAACGTTACGAGATAGGAAATCATATTCAATCATGAGTGATGGATAGTAAGAGCGAACATCCATGTTGATGAATCTGCCTTTACCGTAGTATTTAGGTTTCGCTCCATGTATGCCGCCCCAAGCAAATGTGTGCGGCACTCCAGCAATTGTAGTTTTCAAATCCTTGTAATAGTTATGATTGGCTGGGTCAAGGAACCAATCACGAACATGCGTGTATTTCTCAATCTGCATAGTTGGAACTAAGGAATAATCCCATTCGTCATACCATGACCGCTTTTGTGCATTAAGGATTAGAGCGGATAATTGAGCCTTTGTCTTATTGAAATGTACATCATCAAGCTGAAACGTTTCTACAAGGCTCTCATGTGCTTCGTATTCTTCGATGGTATCATAGAATGATTTACGCATTTCTAGGACATCATGAGTACAGTAGGCAATGGTATCATCCTTTTCTTCCCTAGTTAAAGGACGGTCAATGTCCCAAGGGATAGAGGATTCCCGGATAGAGGAACCTCTAAACCCTTCTAGTTTCTTTAAACCTTTATTCAGCAGGGCACAATCAAAATTTCGGAGTGGTATTCGTTTGTATGGTTCAGTGATGTGCATTGGGAATTGGAACCACTTTAACCCAGATACAATCAATCGCTGGGAGCATTCGTAAGCGTCCAATCCCAGCATGATGAATCTTAACATAGGGGCGTCATACTGGCGGCTATTGTAGCCCACCCATGTACGCTTGCGATTGCGTTTGTAATAGCCCCTAAGTGATTCAACATCTTCAAAGACATGACGTGTATTTATTTCTTCATCAACAACGACTACACACCAATAATGTTTGAAGGCTTCAATATCATAGAACAATAACTTACCTGTTTGTAAATTTGACATACTACAAATCACTCCTAAAATTGTGTGGAATTATAAGGCTCCCTGACCTATGAATTAATCGGTTTAATATAAACGGTTGTTTCTTCTGGTGGTTTTGGTTTACATGACGGACAATGACGCACCATTTCAAAATGTTGTGGACTATGACATTCACACTTAATATCATAGTAAAAATAGGTTCTTGTTAAATTACCTTCTTTTCCACAAACTATACATCTTCCGTTTTCTTGGTCTGCCATATGGAACATCCTCCTACAAATCAATCTTGTCACTGAAACTCTTTGGCTTATCTGGGTCATTTACTTTCTTTGGCTTGTTGCGGCGTATCTCGTCAACGGATGAACGTAATCGGCGTGTGGCTGTCACCCCCTTATTGTTCTGGACAATGCAACCTAAAGTATATAAATTGGTCATTACGTGTCTGTATTCATCATCACCAATACCACCACTGGCTTTTAAGTTGTAATGAGGGACGCTGGGTTGTTCTAAAAGCATTCTGATAATCATAGGATATTTCTTAACAAAGCCAGCAACTTGAGCAACCACATCTGGATTGGTAGTGTTGAACTTTCGCTGGTTGTCAACGAATTGTTTAAGTCTAAACACATCGTTATCGTATAAAGAAGTAAGCCAGTCACGAACCCAATCAACATGTTCCTTCTTGACAATAATGGACTCACCATCACTAGTACAAGAGAAACAACAACTAGCAACACTAACAGCGATTCTGGCAATCTTTTTCACCCCTTCAACACCAACAATCTTGATACTTGAACCGAAATCTTTCTCTAGTTCAATTGCCACATGTTCGATGTACTTCTCAACATATGGCTCAAAAATTACTTGGTCTTTGGTGCGACTCCATGCCCATCTAATCAATTGCTTTAGTTCATGCGGTAACTGTTGTTCCTCAGGTAATGTACCATCTGGATTTAACGGTGAGATATACTCTGGCGGTTCTGGAACTAAGACAATGAAATCAAAACGGGAAATGTCTTCATCTGCTGGGAACAGGTCAAGACATACATCAACACCATTGGAATAGTCATACAAAGAGCGGCTACGTTTGTCATCCCCTACACGTGGATTACCTACCCACAATAGCCGGGTCTTTGCTGGTGCTTCACCCTTACGGATTTTAGCGATTACTGCTTTACGCTGGGAACGTAGTCCAGTTAATTGCTTAAATACCTCAGGGTGAAGTCCAGATATTTCATCCATGAACAGTAACCCCTTGTGGTTACGTGGTATCTCTCCCCAGCTAATGCGGAATGTGCCATTGCTGTTTTTATCAACACCACCAATAAGACCAACTACAGAAGCATTCTTACACTCAGTAACATTTCCAATCCCATAGAAAGCATTCAAGGCAATCAATACCTCTGATTTACCTGTACGGGAAGCCCCTACCATCAATCCCTCTGGATGACCTTTCATATACTTACCCATGAACTTAAAATCAAGTATGCCATGATACGTTAACTCAGCGGCAAGGAATACATTCTCCGGGAGGTATCTACCTACAGCAACTCTCCCTAGTTCCTCAAATCGTTTCTTCATGACCGTATACGGATTACCTTGCCAAATTCTCATGGCTTGAATGAATTCCTTTGTCACCTTGAATGAGTTAATAGCATTATCTGAATCCTCAAATTTGTCTACAATCATGATGATAGATTGGTCTTTCGGATGTGGTACACGTTTGAAGTACATTCTGTATTTGTTACCGTCTTCTGTTTCTCCATCCAAGATGTATGCGTGAAGTTCTGCTTGTCTGTAGCCTGATGATTCTGACTCCGTTTCTACATCTGGAGCAAGTATAACTTTTTCGACATGTTTTTTTGCAACTACACGAATAGTGCTGTTTGGGCATTTTTCTGGGATATGACACAATCTACGCATGTTCTTAAACTGTGTAGCTTCGTTCACTTCAACTAGGGAAAGCAAATCCTCCAAGTTATCAGAATCAAGCGTCCATTCACCTGACTTATTCATGACGTGGAAAGGGCAACTGCCACACGCTTTGTGATTCTCAATGTCACCGTTACAAGTCCATTCCATATGACTAGGGATATCAACTAGGGGAAGTTCAAAATGTCCCATCTGCATGACACGTGATGAAATGTACTGGTCACTGTAACGGCTTTGTTTGATATTCCATAGGTCAACCAACTGAAACTCTTTATTCTTTTGCTCTTGGTATTGCTCCTGTGTAAAGGCTGGAGCGTTATCTATTAACAACTGTAAGTCTTCTGGCTTTTTATTGTGGTTCACAAAATAGTCCGTTAAGTCTTTGTCACCTTTTGCTCCAGATAACCCCAAGTCTACGATATAAACATCTGCCCCAGCGTCCTTTAGATAGAATCCCATACGCAAAGCGGATTTCTTACCAGCTTCGTCACAATCATAAATGACATATACCTTTTTACCTTTGAACTTATTCAGCAGAATCTTGGGAATAGAACCCTCTCCACCAGTTGCAGTTACCGCATTAAAATTATTCTGTCTTGTTATTAAGGCGTCACCTTCACCAGCACATAATAACGTTGGTCTTTTATCGGTTCCCCAATCATCGTATGGAAAGAGAAGTGCTGTGGCGTTTTTTCTGCTTCGAATTTTTGGTTCTCCGTTTTTTGGTTCTGGAGTGTATGTTCTTGTATCGAATAATAGTCCCTCAAGAATGACTGGATAGATGATTCCATCACCTGTATATCCAAGTCGATATTTCTTAATGGTTTCATCTGTAAACCCCCGCTTCTCTCTCAGGTACTGCATAAGAGATTTATTGTTTAGTAGTAACTGGGTTGTTTTATCTAAGTTGGTTGTGGAGCCATCCATCATCATGTTTTTAAGTTTGATAGCGTGTTCATAGTTGGTCTGAAATACTTTGGATATAAAAGAAGTTTCACTCATACCATCATCCCGGTCTTCGGCGGTACAAGTGAAACATTTATAAATCCTACGGTGTACATTGAAGCTGGCACTTGCATTTTCATCATGGGTGCCTTTATCGTGGGGGAATGGACATCTTACCTGTACTTCTCCTCTGGCATTAGGCTCAATGCTTTCTCCACGATTCTTAAAAAACTGCTCAAAGAACATTCAATTTTCCCTCCCCCTTTGGTTACTCAATGACGCACTCCAGTGTTAGACAAAACCCTAAACTACTAAAGCCTAACCTTAGCCATGGTAGGTTTTTAAATGTGGGGGTACCAAGTCCACTTAAACCGTTTCTGGAGTACATCATTCAATAACCAATTCGGTTACTCAACTAGGGACACACGATACTGTGGAGGTATCGGAACTTTTTAAGTGTGCCCCTAATTCAGTAACCGAACCCTATTGGATTCGGCTACAATTTTATTAGCAGTAATAAACTTTATTTTGAGCGGCAGTTAATTCAGCCTTTTTGTCATTAAGGGCTTTTTCAACAATTGCATATGCCGCATTGTCATGAGCGATTGACTGGATAGCATTCTCTAGTTCAGCTACAGCCGTTTGAAGACCTTCAAGTTCAGCAATGATTTGGCTTACAGTTTTTTCAACTTTAGGAGTTACCCGGCGAACACGCTTTGGCTTTTCTACTTCTGCTGTGTCCTTTTGTTCTACATTTACGTTTTCGTTTGACATGTTAATTTCCCCATTTCTTAGTTTATTTTAGGAGCGGCAAGCCGCTCCATTATTCACCATAATAAAAGTGTGATTCATCGTGAGGATGTAATTCTTCTTCAACCCGCATGAGCGGTTTAGAAGGGTAAGTCATCATCACTGATGTCAATTTGACCTTGCGGATTGCCAAAATCTCCGCCCTCTGTCTTAGTTTCCATCCAAGCCTTTACTGAATCCTGCTTCTCGCCATTGTAATCCCGGTGAGCATTTTTGATAAGCACTGGCTTGAATTGGAGTAACTCTGCAAAGTGGGCAAGTGATTCAACATCTGTACCCTCTGGGAATTGAGCGGCTTTAGCAACCTGTTGGAATTTCCACATCATGTTCTCTTGCTCCACGATGTTGTCAAAGAATTTACGCTTTTGACCAGCTTGCTCTACATCATCACGAACAGTAAGTGTAACTTTCAACATTGGCTTTTTGGTGGACTGTGTTTCAGTAACCTTTACTTCACTGACAATGCACTCATACTCGCCAATTGGTAGTGGTTCAAATCCGCTGTTAACCTCTGAATAATCTGTTCTTAAAAATCCCATTTTAACTCCTCCTTGACCTCTCTGGGTCTTGCGGTCACCGCCGCTAAATTTTGGTGGAAATTTATTTTGTGTATCTGTGATATAGCATAACGCATACATCACAGATACGTCAAGCACAATTTAAAAATTATTTTTTAACGTCAATTCGGATAATACTGCCGCAATCATAAATCTCAGTACCATCTGATAAAATTATTTTCTTTGTTTCGCCACTACTAATTGCCAGAACTGCATTTTCAATGGCTCCCAAGTCAAGATATGGTGTCATATTATTTCCCTGCTTTCTGTACTGGCGGGTCAATGCGATAACCTAACTTAACAAAGATATCAGACCACACAGGATTAAATATTCTAGGTTTCAATCTCTCCGCACGTTTTGATTGACGAACACCCGCTTCTGTAACACCAATTGTTTCAGTTTGAATCCAATAGCATAATTGCTTTTCTTTGGTCTTTGGATTTTCGATAACTCCTTTATTCATATAGAAAATGGCGTCAACTACGGACATAACAACTGGTACGCTGGAGCCTTGCATTTTAATTTGTGTGCCAGTTACCATAGTTTCTGCATTAGGATTTTCATACTTGTTATCTTTGTGAGCAATCCACATGAAGTTAATGGATTTGTCACCACGCTTAGTGAGATTGTGTACGAACTTCACAATGTCTACGATAATTGTTCCAAAGTTACCCCAGTCTGATTGGGCACCGAAACGCTGAACTGGAGGAAGATTAGAATCTGTAATTTCACGTTTACGACTAGGAGCCACAACACGTACTACATAAGACTTCACTAGGTCAGTAAGGGCTGTGATACTATCCCCGGCAACTAGACCATGCTCCAGTGGTACAATTTTTCCTTCATAGTTCAGCCATGTGCCGTTCTTAATCAGTTCAAGATACGCATTTAAATGCTCCAGTGATGTAATTTTAACAATATCTACATTCGGTGAACCCTCAAGAACAGAATCGCCGCCCTCCATGTCAAGCAACAATACACGTAGATTAGGGTCATCTAAAGTTGTAGTCTTGCCGCTTTTTGGGTCACCATACAGAATACTATGAATACCACTTACAATTTTCTCTGGTTTATTAGGCATTAATGCCGCTAACATTGCTTTATCCATTGCCATTTTCAACTACCTCCGAATGTTTTTTGATAAATCGTCTAATATAAACTTTTGCTGACGCTAAATGCCACATGATTTCATCCCGTTCCTCAGATACGGGGAGAACTCTCCATATCCTTGAAAAGCTATGGTCAATACGTTCGTATTCTTCTATTAAACGGTCAATGGCTGATTTTGGAATTTCCATATCAACGCTCCTCATTTTTCTTATATCCAAGATTGCGAACTAGGGAAACATTATCCCCGGCAATCGTAGCTTGGCATAATGATTTGAATTGACACATGTGTTCACAGTGCTGACCGATATTACGGTAAATCAGCGGTTCAACATCTTTTCCAGTTTTCTCAAATTCAGTGACCATCATTTTGATATCGTGGATGTCACCACCAGTGTAAAGCAATTCCCATATGGCTGAATCAAGTTCTTTGGCTGTACGCTGTACGTCAATGCGGCGTAAGAATGGGTCTTGCTTTGTTTTGAGCATTTCCAAAAAATTAATATAGTCATTTGGACTTTGCCCTAGTTCAATCGCTTTATCTCTGAACTTCTTAAATGTCGTTTTCTGTGACTTGTCAACAGACAATTTACCGGACTTGAGTACAGTCGGTTCACGTGGATAATCTTTGGCTATGATGTTGTAATCAAAACCGTCAATTTCTTTATCAAGCAAGGATACCCAAGGAACCCAGTTTACTTTGCCATCTTCATCTACACTTTTAATCATCCCAATGCCAGCGGCAATCATTTTCAATGCCCACCAATAGCGGCTGATTTGTCTATCCATTTTAGCTTTTTCTTCATACATGCTGATGGAAGCAACTGTTTTGTGGTCTTTAAATCGTACTTTTCCATCTAGTTCATATACAAGGTCAATGGTTCCAGTGTAGTAAATATCATCCTGTAGTTTAACTACAAATTCTACCTCAGTTCCAAGTACATTATATCGGCTATCTGATTCACCATATGTTTCATGATAATACTCAGACACGCCTTTAAACAGTGACAATATTTCATCAATATCAGTTTGTTCCATGTCCTTTGTATCCTGTTGATTAAACCACAAAGATGTCATTAAATCAGCCTGTAATTTATTACATCCTTCATTGTAATAATACTCCAGCCATTTATGAAACAAATTACCAAAGAACAACTTACCATCCGGGCGTTTAGGGGTAATCTTTTCAACCCAGCCATGATACCATTTGCGGCGGCAAGTTAAGAAATCTTGATATTCAGAACCACGTAGAATTAATTCCATTTTCTATTCCCCCTTAAATGTATTGCGAATGTTTATACATTTAATCTCAAGATTATTAATGTCATTTCTCAGATTAGATAATTCTCCAATATTTTCATCTGCACTTATTTGATAAACTTCCTGCCAAGCCAACAATAGATGATTCCATGCTCTATGAAGTGCTTCATATTTATTTTTATCAGACAATTTCAATTCCATTTATTTTTCCTCCCCAGTTAAAGTTCTCATTAACATTTGAATCCAGACTGCTTTCACTTCCTCTAAGTTATAACCACCATCCATTAGTTCCCTAATTGGTCTAGTGATATTACCATCACCAAGTAATGCTCTTACTTCATTCTCTGTAAGTTTCATTTGAACAACCTCCTGTTTTGTAACTATCGTTAGTTTACCACATGACACATGACATATGCAACAAAAAGATTTGAAAAATTTTTAGCGGCTAATTTCCTGCCGCTTTTTAGTCCATCGTGGAATACGTCTTCCGAAATACAATGCAAGTGTACCAATGAACGACACCACTGTAGCTATACCTACTGCAAAGTCATTATAAGATTGTAGTAATATTACCCATCCAGCAGAAACTACAGAGTAGAACATAAAATAAGCACAAAATGTTTTTAATCCTGCTATCATATAAATACCCCCGGTTTGTTAATCAATTTTGTTAAATCCTCTTTGCGGTCAAGAATTTCGTTTACTCTTTCGTCCACCGTACCTCCGCATACAACCGATATGATGGTGACTGGATGGTATCGTTCTTTGGTTGTTGGAACAATACGGTCTTGGGCTTGCTCATTGTCTGCTGGGTTGAATGCTTTATCAAGGAATATAATTGTATCTGCTTTGTCAAGGGTAAGTCCAACACCTGCGGCGATAATATTACACAAAAGGATGTCGATTTTTCCTGCTTGAAACTTTTCCACAATCTTTTGACGCTTGACTTTGGTGACACTGCCATCAATAACTTCCACACTTTTCCCAAGTTTCTCTAAATCCTCCTTTACCAGCTTGAAATAGCTGGAGAATGTAGTCATGACCACAAAAGGGTCTGTGTTATCTTCTGCAAACTCCAACAACATTTTGGTCTTTGCCCCAACAGGTTTGAATCCTAACAAGCGTGGGTCAAGGCACAACTGCCGTAGCCGCAATAACTGTGACAGCTTATTCATGGTATCTACGCCATGTTCTTCTTCCCCTTCACCCTCAGTAGCCATGAAATCCTCAAACATCTGTTCATACAGATTTACTTGAGCCTTATCCATTTGTACTGGGATGGTCTGGTGAGTAGCTTCTGGTAACCATTGCATAACCTCTTTACGTTTACGCTGAACACTATTAATAGCCATCAACGTTTGTAATTCATCACGCCTATGTTCTTTTTCTCTCCCTAGGTCTTTTCCCCAGCCATTGTCAATGATATCCCAATATCGGTCAGTAAACTGCCAGTAACTAGGGAATTGTGCTGGATTCATGAAGTGTAATAATCCATAGACATCTGACCCATGTTTTACTGATGGCGTACCTGTAAGAGCATATTTGTATTTAGCATACACTTCAAACACTGCTTTTGATTGTGCTGTCTTGTAGTTGCGTAAAAAATGTGCTTCATCTACAACCATGGTATCACACTTGAAATCCTCTAATTGTCCTTTTATTTCAATTTTCAATGTATCTTTGCTGATAATTAAAACAGATAATTTATTTTTGCCAATCAATGCATAGTGATTAAGTTGACTAACACGTTTCTTTTTATCCCCGGCGATAGCATATACTTCACATTCTGGATACCAAATACTAAATTCCTTTGCCCAGTTCAGAACTAAGGAACTAGGGCATACAATTAAATTCTTCGTAGTTCCCAGAGCCTTAATGACTGAAATCATGGTGGGAGTTTTCCCGGTACGTGGTTCATTCAGAACTAGGGCAGAGCCACGCTGGGATAGATAATACATATCTTGATTTTGATACGGACGTAATTCTGGTCTACCATCTTCATATTTGTCAACTCTACGTTCTTTTATAGCCATCCAGTATTCAATTTCACCAGCGGCTAATTTACCATCTGATATAAAATCCTTATCTTTCCTTAGTTCCGGGAAACGATGCCACAGTTCTCTATAGGCGTGTAAAGTTTTAGGAAACCTCCAGCCCTTACCTCTCTTATCTGTATCGAACCAAACCCCGCTTAGTTCGTATTTAATTTCATCTTTGCGTGTGTAAGGTGGATTGATTAAGTAGATGAAATTTGTGTCACAACTGTAACGCAACTAAATCACTCCCTGTCTTTTAGGTCAACATCTTGATATTGAGCCGGGATATTATTACGAATTAATGTAAAGTATTTATATAATTCCCCTGCAATAGTACGTTCTTCATCTGTGGAACGTGGGCTATCAATTAATACTTCCAGCCGCTTTAATGTATGTCTTGCTTGTATGCTCGTTTTTTCAAAAGCATGTAATCGTTGTACTGACATTTCATGTCCCTCCTGTGAATGGTATTTAGATGTAGTATACCATATGTCATGTTGTCTATGCAATGAGTTTTTAGCGGATTGGGTATATCCTCCACATCTTTGCTACCGGGTCATAGAGGGCAAATCGGTCTAGCCTAACAATCAGCGTCCTCTTTGCCATCTATTGTCCCTCCTGCGAAACACACCATTTACCATATTAAACCCGGCGATAATTAGTATGATGTATAGAGTAGGACTAGTTATTTCAATTAGGGTAAATAGGTAAGGATGTTTGTCTGCCCATGATAACATTAGTAACTCAACCTTGTCATTATGGCTGAACAAATTCACCTATACCACTCCTCAATTAAATATTTTTCTTAAACTCAACATCCAAGAATGTGCAAAGTTCTTGCTTGAAATTATTATCTGACCAATCATCTTCACCAAAAGAACCATTAAGCAATCTATTTTCAAGTTCCTCCAACATAACTTCCTCTGGTTCCCATTGGTTCTCTAATCCATAACAAGAACAATGACTGCCGTTTACTTCAAACAATTTTCCATCCTGTTCAAACAATACCCAAGCTGAACCAGAGTAATTAGCGTTGCCATAAGAAGCGAACAAAATATTTACTTCATCATCTTCATTAAAATCATTGAATACACCTTCTTTATCTGACCAATCATTCAAGAACACAGGTGTTTGTTTAATAATTTCATCCAAAGTTTTCATACAGTACACTCCTTAATATAAAATTTCACCGAATTGCGACATTACTGTTTTAATGATTCTTTATATTCTTCCAATAAATCATCAATATCTTTTCCTAGTTTTTCAGCTAGAAACTCAGCAAAATCCCATAAATTAGTACCTTCAACCACCGACATCATTTTCACCTCTTTACGACACAATTTGTGTCAATTATTCATTATGATAGTTTTCTATTTTCTCCCGGATACGTTTAGGGAGGAGCCTAAACAGCCCCAGCCCAATTAATCCAACACCCAATGCGGCAATAAAACACAACAATACAATGATGGCGTTAACTATCAGATTCGGATTCGTCATCATCTTCCTCCACTAGTTCAATATCACCGTTTCTTACTGCCTTTTGGATAGCACGTAAAGCCAGTTCAATTTTATCTATCATTTTGAACATTTGTAATTCATGATACTGACGGTCATTTAACTTGATTTCTTTCAATGCCCGGTGACGCTTATAACTGTTTAATGCACCAAACGCTTCTTTGATTAACTCATTTGACTCCATCTTTTTTACCTCCGAATTTTTCTTGGTAGTGGTTGAATGCCTTGACGGATAAACCAAGTGCTTCTCGCACGAACTCATTTTCAGAATCATAACCAGACATCAACCTCTCATATTCTTTTGGGTCTTCCTTTTTCATTTGTAATAAGTGATTACGAATAATTCCTGCCACTATATTCCCCTCCTAAAATTAAGAAGGGGGCTGGTGTGTACCCGGATGAAATAACTGCCCCTTAGTTCATTATTCAGATTCAGATTCCAATATTGCAAGTTCAGCTTTTAATTGTTCAATGCGTTCATATTTACTTTGTTTTTTCTTTACGGATAAACTAATTTCAGTACCTTCCCAGAAGTAAACGGCATAATAAATATCACTGTGTAATTCTTTTAATTTAGTATCACATGTTGCACCTATTGATTCTAAAAATTCTACTACTTCCACGTATTCATCATACGTTAATTCTTGAAATCTTGTTTTGCGTAGGTTCAAAGATATTTTACCGAATGAATTCAACTTTTCAATTACTTGGTCAATGTACATTACTTTTCTTCCTCCATTTCATCTAAACAATTTTCACAATGCTTACCATCTGGAAATGTATCGTCCCCTTGCTCAAGACCACAACGCTCACATTCTTGATGATATTTTTCATGCTTTTCTTCACAGGAACTAGAACAGAATACATCACCGCAATCATCGTTAAATCTGCTTCCACAGACTACACATTCAACCCGCCTTGTAGTATTCCAGTCTGTCATGCTGACACCTTCTTTCTTAATCTATTTACCTCCCTAGTTAATCTCATGAACATT